CAAAATGAATAGTGCAAGTGACTATGGTCACCAAGAATACGAAAAAGAAGATTATCCAACATTGTACGGGGTTGGAAACTATTTCAATGTTGGCTTTGATGGGCAAGTAAGAAGCAGAATTAAATCAATATAACAAACAGATGGGGTGCTGAAAGCCATCCCCAACAAACAGGTTATGAATACCTGTAGAAAGTAGTAAATATGAACGAAATTTGGGATTACTTAACAGAAGAGCAAAAGAAAACAGTAGCAACAGCAACATTTGATGGATTTATTAAAGCTATTCAGAGTTACGATTTTGCGGAAGATGTTTCAAGAGCTTGCGACGGTTTGGTTGACCACATTATGAATGAGTCAACCTCGGAACTCTTGACCGACACGGTGAAAGCAGAACTTGAAAAACACATTATCAAAAGCTTAACAAATTAATAATACCGAAATGGTGGGCAACGAGGAACGAGGTAGTCACACCAATATGAAAGGTTATGACTTATGAGTAGTGGTAGAGAATTATTTATATCAGCAAAAATTGTTGAGTTTGCAGATAAATATAAAATTACAGATGAGCAGGCAATCCAAATTCTTTATGATACTAAGTTTTATAACGAGGTTTGGGACATTGTAGGACTTGATGAGTATTTATTGGATGTGGCTCATAAGTTCAATATCAAACTATAACACTAGAGTCGAGAGCAACGAGGGACGAGGCAGTCTCTTGAACGCTCTTGGTTATGATAAACTTTAGAGAGGAAGTACAAATGTTAGATAATATAGAGGGAATTATTGAAGTTAGCGGAGTAGAATACTACAAGATAAAGGATAGTTGTGTTTTAGTGGGTTGCTCAGATTTTAACAAAGGCTTAGTTGAAGAACTTAGGCACTGTTACAGTAGAATGGAAGATGCTTTAATGGAAATTGGTGACAATCAAAAAGTCAGATACATTTTGCAAGAGACAATTACTAATCGCAAATAACATTGCGATGGTGGGCATAAGCCACACTCTCCTGCTTGTTATTATAAAGTATTAATTTAGCACGGAAATTATTACCTGTCAATAGTTAGGGATAAAATGAAAAACAAACAATACAATAAATTCTGTGATGAACACGGTGTTAATCCAGAAACTAGGAATAATATCCAATTTAAGCAGGCAACACTTTCGTCTAAGTGCTATAAAAAATACTTGGTGAGAGTCGGGCTAAGAGATGCTTTTGCTGAATTAAAAAAAGTAATACTGGAGGAGCTTATATATCCTCCGTTTAAGAAAATGCTGGAATTTATTAAAATGATTAGGTGGTAATATTATTCCGCAGTAACAACGCTAGTTACAACGGTTGCCTTTACAGCTGGAGGCGTTGGAACTCCTGTTGGTGATCCTGGTGATGCACATATATGAGTATGTGCATTATACAGATCAATAAAAGTATCCTTAACCAGCGCCGTAGCACCTACTCCACCTATCTGAATATCACCACTTTTCTTAATAGTAATCTTAGTATCATCATAGCTCATAACACAACCGTCTGTTGCAGATAATTCAGGCGCTTGAGTAAAACTAAACAATCCAGGTATCGCAACGGCATCTGTTAAATCAAATCTTCTAGGATCGTCTGTATCTACAGCGCCACCATTGCCATTTAACCATTCATCTAAACTACTATTACTAAATACTAGCAAAACGGTATCATCTTTAGCCACTTCAAAAACTATTCCTGCTGTACTACTCGATGGAAATACAACTGGAATATCAGGGAGTACTGGCAATTTACTATCACCCTGTAAATTAACAAGAGGCTCAACATCTGCTTTTCCATTATTGAATTTTACAACCTTACCTGGAATAGATGTATAAACAGTACTTAATCTCTCCTGTACAACATTTCTAATAGTATCAACTAACAATTACAGCCTCCGCCGTTGAAGTCCAATCACCGCCATGAGTATCACCAGAATGCTTAACTGATTTAACTCTTATCAATCCACTAACTGCATCAGATTTAACCTTAACTCTACCTGCTGGAGTAATTAGAGGGCTTAATAATGCCTTAACACTCCATCCATTTTGTTTATCAATCTGTATTTTTTCAGGCTTACCGATTAACCCAGTTGATGGAGTTAAATATAACACCTGTTCTTTTTTGCCATCCGTATTTTTCCATAAGTTCAAAACACCATTTTCAACACTATATGAAAAACCTATTTTTCTACATATCTTATTGATTGCTTCCATTGGAGCACCATAAGAAGCAAACCCAGATTGATATGATTTTGCTGATATAGTTCCAGATATATTAATAGGTAGTCCAATACTATCTGCAATTTTTTTAAGGGCATCTTTTGGGCTTACGGTTCCAGCCATTGCAATAGATACTGTTTTATCTTTAATTACGGTAGTTCCATCAGATAATTCTAAAACTGTTATAATGTCCGCACCGTTTCTCTCAGATTGAATGTCAGAAATATCACCTGAAAATATAACTCCAGTTCCAAGCCCCTGTTCATATCCTGCTGATAGCGTTACAACGGTGTTTTTTTTATCAAGCAGTGATTTAGTTTTATCAGATAGATTATAAACCCTAATTACCGCAGTGTTATTAGACCTCTTATCTGTTTTAAGAATCTCAAATACAACTCTTAAACTGCCTAAATCAATAGCAGTTTCCGATCCACGTTGACCAGCAAGCAACCTAATAGACCGCTTGAAATAACTACTCACTGTAAACCAGTGCATAATCTAATATATTATCAAAACCAGCCTCTAGCTTAGTGCTCTGAGTATTAACTAAAAACAGGTCTCCACCAGGCAATCCAAGACCACGCTTTTCATGAAATAGATTTGAGTTTATAACCATTCTAACATTAGTCATTAGCTCTACATTGTTTTTATCCTGAATAGTTAACGCCCAAAACTCATAAGCATCATTCCACCTAATATTAAAAACATATAAATCACCGTCTATAGTAATTTTAAATGAATAATCTGGGTATTTTTTGAGAGGTATTTGTATCATATTCTTGGCCTAGCTTGGAGGTCTAAAATTACTTGTAATAGGATTGTTTATTGCAAACACCTGTTCATCTGTAAGTAATATATCTTCTGTAATCTGCTCTGGTTCTTCTTTTTTAGGAGCTGCTTTTTTCTCAGCCTTTTGAACAGGCTTAATTTTATCAACAGTTACAACAGAAGCATCTGCAAATATAACTTCTTTAAAACTAGCAGTAAATACTAGCGCCCCGTTGTTAGACTTATCCCTTGGTACATTTAGCTTTTTGAGCATCATATTACTGTAGGTTTTTGCAGTGGTAACTACCGTTATAGGCTCTCTGTTATCCCTAATGTCAAGAAGAGTCTTAAAAGCATCGTCTGCTCTAGATGGATCACCACCTAAAACAGATACAGTTCCCCTTATCTCTAGTTCAGCAGGTAAATTAACAACATTATCTGATATTGTGGAACCTGTTTCAACTGTAAACTCAGGAACCATACTACTATAATTGTGATTTTCACTAATAGATGCATCTAATGTAAGACTATCTATCTTAGGGCGTGCCGACTCAACAACAGCCCCGTTTTTAGTTCTAACTATATAAATACTCATTATGCCCCTGCAAAACTAATGTTAGCATCTGATCCTCTTACCATAGCCCCTAACTCATCTCTAATCGCATTTCTAGCAACCTGATTAACAAACTGCTCTTGATCTGCAGGAGTTCCATTAGGAACCTCAATTTTGCTATCTAAAGATAAGTTTATATTTTGTGTTGTTTTTGAATTTTGGTATCTGTACGCATCTGCATTAAATGATCCTGAACCAAACCCACCAGCTGTAGCAGATTGATTTATTTGCATTTCAGTAGGTAAGTCAACCCCTGCCAATTCAGCGCCGAAAAAACTAGCGAACTTTGCAACTCCAGCAAAAGCCCCACCTATAGCATCGCCAATGCCAACAAAGAACTCTTTTATAGGTTCCCATTTTTTAACTAAAAATATTCCAGCAGCAGTTAGTGCTCCAATTGCCAAAACAGCCCATCCAATAGGCCCTGCCATAACAGCAATAGCACCACCAATAGCAGGGAAAAACGGAGCCAATACAGACCATGCAACTATCAACTGACCAACTACTATCAACACAGGACCAATAGCTGCGGCCAATACTGAAAATAAACCTATCATGACTTTTAGCGGTGCAGGCATTGCAGTAAACCATTTTGTTAATACTATTAACACATCAGTCATTTTTTTCATAGCAGGCAACACCATATCGCCAAATGTGGCTAGTAGTTCAAGAAACGTGTCTTTAAGAGTAGACAACCTACCGTTAAGAGTCTTACTACCTCTCTCCATTCCTTTGTGGAATCTGCCGCCCTCAGAGGTTGCAG